AGCTGTATTATAAAGGCGGCACCGTCAACCGTGTAGACAATGAAGCCTACTACAAGATGCTGGCAGAACTCATTGGGGATTATCCCATAGAGTACATCATCATCGACCCGTCAGCTTCGTCGATGATCGAGACAATCCAGAAGTACGGCAGATGGGGCTGTGTGAGAGCTGACAACGATGTCCTCAACGGCATCCAGGATGTGACCAAGTTCCTCAATGCCGGTAAGCTCCTGTTCCACCGGGACTGCCTCAACACCTTCAATGAGTTCGAGGCATATTCCTGGGACGAGGAAAAGGATGTGGATTCCATCATCAAAGAGAACGACCACAGCATGGACCAGGTGCGGTACTTCGTCCGTACGGTGCTTCGTGCTGAGTTGAAATTTATCATTTAAGGCGGTGATAAGATGAATATTTTTACTCGCCTATGGAGGAGGATACGCAGTATGTTCTTAGCAAACGGCTCTGACATCGGCAAAGTGTTCGGCGTTAGTCTTATCACTTCCAGCGATATGAATAATGCCATCAAACGGTGGGATGACATTTCCACAGGCAGCCCCCCGTGGTTGAACAGCGAGGATGATATTAAGACCGTCAACATGGCAAAGCTGATTGCGGATACCCGTGCGAAGCTGGCCATGCTTGACATCGGCATTGCTGTCTCTGGATCTGCCAGAGCAGACTATCTGCAGACCCTTGCCGACGATATGCTGAAACGCCTACCGGAGAAGTTCGCAGAGGCAGAACGGCTCGGTGGCATGATCATCAAGTGGAATGGTGACGCATGGGATTATGTCTTGCCCGGTAACTTCGGTGTGACCGCCATGAACGATAGCGGCGACATCGTGGGTGCCATCTTCACAGCACACGCATCCCACGGCAACGGTCATTTTACCCGGCTGGAATATCACCGCTACGAGGGTGACACCTACATCGTCACCAACAAGGCATTCAAGAATGAGCTGAACGGCTCTGGCAAATATACGCTGGGCAGACAAGTTGTGCTCCAGAGCGTTGAGGAGTGGGCGACCCTCCAGGACGAGGTTCGCATTGTCAATCTGGAAAAGCCTCTGTTTGCGTACTACCGTGTTCCTGGCGTCAACATCATCGACCAAGATAGCCCCTTTGGCATGGCGGTCTTTGCCAACGCCATTACGGAGCTTGAGGCAATCGATATTGCCATCAGCCGCAAGAACAGCGAGGTCGAGGACAGCAAGCACATCACCTTCGTTGGCCAGACGGTCATTCAAAATGCCGTCAATAAGGATATCAAGCTGCCCCGGTTCGTTAAGGGCTTGGGCTTGGGCATCAACGATGGCGATGTTACCGCCATCCATGAGCATGTACCCACGCTGCTGACCGAGCAGCGCATCAAGGATATCAATTTCAACCTGTCTTTGGCAGGTGTCAAGTCCGGTTTTTCTGAGGGTGTCTTTGTCCTCGATGGTCAGACTGGCATGATCACCGCAACACAGGTCGAAGCTGATGACCGTGACACCATCCAGACCGTCAAGACCGACAGAGACGCATTGAAAGAAACTCTTGAACAGGCTTTCTATGGCGCATCTGCTATGGCAACTCTGTACGGTGTCGCTCCTCTCGGTGAGTATGAGATCAACTTCAATTTCGGTGACATCACCTATTCCTACGAGGAAGATAAGCTGTCGTGGAAAAGCTATGCACAGCAGGGCTGGATCCCCAAGTGGCTGTACTTCGTGAAGTTCGAGGGTATGACCGAGGAAGAGGCGAAGAAACTCACCAAGGAAGCGGAACAGGCCAACATGGAAAAGGGATTGTTCGGCATTGAGTAAGGAGGTGCGCTATGCTCACTCCACAGGAATTGCTTGAGATTGTCGATACCCTATATCCGCTGCTGGATGAACTGAATGTATGGATCACCACTGATCTGATCAGCCGCCTGCTGGCTCGTCTGGCACGGAATGAGGATTGGTCTTTCGGCGCTTCAGACAAGTGGCAATTGGAGCTCTACAAAGAGGCCGGCGGTCACTACGAGGAACTGGTTGAGCAGATCAAGAAGTGGACAAAGAAATCCGATGCCGAGGTGCTGGCGATCTTTGAAGATGCCGGTCTCCGGGCGTGGAATGCTGACGATGCGTTCTATGTGGCACAGGGTTTTGAGTCCACGCCGCTGCTCAAATCGGAGCCGCTTATGAAGATCCTCACCGACACATACCAGCGTACCAACGGTGAGATACATAACTTCACTCGGACAACCGCCAACCACAGCCAGCAGCACTTCATGAATGTGTGCGACAAAGCTCACCTAAAGGTGGTCACCGGCGCTCAATCCTATACCGAAGCGGTTAAGGAAGCGGTGGACGAGCTGATTGAAACGCAGGCGAAGGTAAAGTATCCCTCTGGGCATACAGACACCATAGAGACTGCGGTATTAAGGTGCGTTAGAACCGGCACAGCGCAAGCGTCTGGCAATATGTCCATAGAGGGTATGGTGGAGAGAGACTGGGACATTATCCTTGTTTCTGCCCATCTGGGAGCCCGATACGGCGACAATGGAGAGAACCCCAGCAACCACTTTTGGTGGCAGGGCAAACTGTACAGCCGCACGGGTAAGACCCCGGAACTCCCGGACTTCTATAAATGTACCGGCTACGGTACCGGCGAGGGTCTTTGTGGGTGGAACTGCAGACACAGTTTCGGCCCCGGTACCCTCGGTCATAATCCTTACAAGGAATTTGATGCCGAGGAAAACAAGAGGGTATACGATCTGTCCCAAGAGCAGAGGGCGAAAGAACGCAGCATCCGCAAGACCAAGACCGCTATCCTTGGATACCGAACAGCCATCGACAACTGCGCTGACCCGGAGACGAAGAAGGTGCTCCAGGCAGAGTATGACAGCGCCGCTGCTTCGCTGTCCCGGCAGAACGCCGCCTATAAGAAGTTCTGCGAGGATAACGAACTCAAGCGGTACGATGACCGCCTGCGCGCCGCCAAGTGGAACAGAAGCGAAGCGGCAAAAGCCGCCGCTGCCGCAAGGCGTGTAGCCAAACAATCTACATGAGGGTTGCCCTTCGGGGCAGCCCCTTTTTTATGCCCTCGTGGTTCAGCCGGTTCGACTCCGGCAAGGGTACAACACTGGACTACCGGCGGTCCTAACAAAGTCGGAACGATGGTCACGGCAACGACCTAAAAAGCCTAATCGTTACAGGAGGTAAATCCACATGAAAACCGCAGAACTCACCGCAATCGGTCTGACCGAAGAACAGGCCACCCAGGTACTTGCTATGAACGGCAAGGACATCGAAAGCGCCAAGGCAGCAAAGGACAAGGTCATTGCTGATCTCACTGGCGAGAGAGATGACTACAAGGCCCGCCTTGAAACGGCCGAGACCACGCTGAAGGGCTTCGAGGGCATCGACCCCGAGAAGATCCAGCAGGAAATCCAGTCCTATAGACAGAAGGCTGAGGACGCAGAAAAGGACTTTGCCAAGAAGCTCCTGAAGCGTGACCAGTCCGACTGGCTCAAAGGCAAGATGGACGAATACGGCGTTGCTTCCCCCTACGCCAGAGCGCAGCTGATCGCCGAGATCACCGACGAGACCAGCGGCCTCAAGTGGAAGGACGGTGCATTCATGGGTCTGGATGACTACATGAAGTCCGCCAAGGAAAAGGATGCAAACCTGTATCAGACCGCCGAAGAAAAGGCTGCGGCTGAGAAGGCTGCGGCCGAAGCTGCCAAGGCACCCAAGTTTACTGCACCCGGTGGCAATCCCAAGCCCGAGGGTGGTAAGTTTGTGCCGCCCAAAATTTTCTAAACCGAAAGGAAGGTTAATCCATGGCAAGAATTGAATCTCTGAATATGCTGACCACCGAAGATGGTAAGGCATATCTGGCCGAACTGTATGGCACTACCATCGAGGGCGTTATGAAGTCCCTCGTTTCCGCTGGCATGAAGAACACCGAACTGTCCGGCAACCCCGCTGCCGGTACCGTTGAGGCCAAGCGTTTCGCAAACGCTACCCCCCAGGACTACGGCACCGCCCGTAAGGCCGGCAAGGGCAACGCTGTTAAGGCTGCTACCGTCACCGTGGCTATCGACAAGGACAAGGAAATTGTCGAGGAGCTGGAGGAAAAGGACATCAGCCTGTACGGTGTTGAAGGTGTTCTGGACAAGCGTGCCAAGAACCATGTTATCCGCATGGCCTCTGCACTGGATACCGAGTTTTTCCAGGTTGCCGCCGATGCTGCTGTTGAGGTCGAAGTTGATCTCGCTACCGCTGCCATCGAGGATATTCTGGAGACCGTCATCCAGGAGTGTGAGAACACCCAGAACGAGTTCGTGGACGGTGTTCCCCGTGAGTTCATGCATCTGACTCTGAACACCGGCTACTACGGCAAGATCCGTAACAACCTGGACAAGCAGACCCGTTCCAATGTGGACACTGCTGCTGAGGAGTTCTACTCCTGGCACGGTGTCGAGTGCAAGTCCAGTGTCCACATGCCTGCTGGTGTTCCCTTCATTCTGCAGGTCACCGGTGCTGTTGCACAGCCTGTCATGTCCGATCAGTACAAGGCTGAGAAGATCCCCCTGTCCGAGGCTTACGGTGTGGAGCTGTTCTACCACTACGGCACCAAGGCTGTCACCCCCGATCTGATCTTCAAGCCCAAGCAGTCCTAATCTGTAACAGGAGGTAAAACCTATGCGTTTCAAGAATCTGAAAACCGGCAATTTCGTGTCCACCGACAATCCCGGCACCATTGCCCTGATGAAGAAGTCCCCCAACTATGAGGAAGTGTCCGAGAAGAAGTCCAAGTCCTCTGGCAAGTCCAAGGATAAGGACAAGGAGACCGAGAAGAACGGCGAGGAAAAGGCCGAAGAGTAAGGAGGATTCCCCATGGCATACGCTGACCTCGACTTCTATAAGCAGAAGTTCCACGGCGATGTGCTGGACGAGACCACCGCTCCGAAGTGG